CAGTAGCCACGAAAACCAGCGTTGGTGTCCCAATTGTTACGTGGGATGCGTTCCATCTTGGCCTGAGTCATGGTGCTGTTGTCGTAATACTCGCAGTTCGAGCAACGACGACGACGGGCTTCTTTTTCGTCCACCTGCATGGCCTTACCGACTGCAACCCAATACACCTTGTTGGCCGTTGGCTCGTTGCTTGGATTCTCAGGGCCAAGCATCCAGTCGTCGATGACGATCTGGGTGTTCTTCTTGTTTTCGGCTGTGGTGATGAATTCTTCATCCATCGGCAGGCCCATGAAGCCCTTTGGCATCATCATGAATTTGTCCATGCTGTTCTCCTTGATTAAGTGATTTCGCGGCCAGAGGCGCGGATGGTCAGCGAGGTGGCTGCGCTGGCAATGGTGCTGATGAAGCTGCCTGATTCCAGCGCCTGGCCAACCAGTTCTGGGCAGGTGTAGGTCTCATCGGGTGCAATGCTGCGAGTGTCAATGATCAGGTTGCTTGCACCAGCAGTTCCACCGCCAGTCACCAAATTGACGCTGATGGTCACGTTGGTGGTGTTGGTGTTGGTGATCGTGAACTTGTCAATAATTGCTTTGCAGTTCACTGCTGTGTACTGCGTAGTCTGAGCGTTTTCAGCCTGCTTTGGTGGGATCAGCACCTTGATGGATACGGTCATTTCATTCTCCTTATGTGGCTTCGCCGCCGCTGGCGATGATGGTCAGGCCTGCGGATGCGGCTTGGATTTGGATGGTGTCACCTGCGTTCAGTACTTCGATTCCGTTGTACTGCAAAGCATTGTTGGCCGGTACTGCCACATCGTATAGGAATGCATTTCCAGTGCCTGCTGCGCCAGCTGACGGAACCAAGAACAGACGCACATTGATTGCGGCTGCCGTGGTGTTGGCAATGCTGAATTCTTTGAGTAGCGTGCGGGTGTTGGCTGGTACGGTGTACAGCGTGGTCACGCCTGTTGTGATGGCCGCTTGGCCTAGTTTTGTGGGTGTGATTACATCGAAAGCCATGTGAGCACCTTGGTTGATCTAAAAGAACTCCAGTCAGAAGCACTCAGTGCTCCTCGATTGGTTGCCGATGCAGTTGGCACATTCAATGTGATGACTGGTGTGGTCGTACCATTTGCGACTGTGGATGACAAGTCTGTTCCCGTTGTTCCAAGTGTAAGCGCGGCCACTGATGTGACTGATCCGGTTCCAGTTCCAGCTCCGATGGCTGTTCTGAATGTGGCAGCATCCAGTGTCGAAACTGAGTTGTCAGCATTGATGCGCGCAAAGGTAATGGAACTTGGATTGGGAAGCGTAAAGAAATTAGATCCAACTGTAGTTGCACCCAAATTGGTTCGTGCTGTTGCTGCTGTTATTGCACCAGTTCCACCATTGGCAATTGCCACTGTTCCAGTCACATTCGAAGCAGTCCCAGTCGTGCTTTGATTTAAAGTTGGAACGTCTGTCGCAACCATTGCACGAAATGTCGGCAGTCCAGTAGACCCGCTAGGCGCTGCCAAAAAATAATTAGCCGTTTTGCTGGCGTAAGGGTTTTGCGTATCGCCGTAGCCAGAAGCCAAACTAATTGCCGGTGTAGATCCGCCAGATGAGACGACTGGTGATGTGCCTGTGACAGATGTGACAGCGCCAGCAGTGCTAAGTGGGACGTTTTTCCAATAACCTAATACGCTATCGTATTGGATGATATTGCCGTTAGCCAACCCGCTAAACTGCACGTTGGAGTCCGTGCCGCCTAATGTTGACCCTGGCGACAGCCGAATGTTAATCGAACCAGATGCGCCACTGCTGGCGGTAATGACTTCGCAAACGTAAGTTTTTTGGTTAGGTGCCGACGGTTTGACTTTGGTTAGCGTTCCAACATATGCAGGGTTGTAGTACAACGCATCACCATCTGCCCAGGTTTCGCTAACACTGCTGCCGGTGGTATTAAACCCGCGTAAGTCGCCGCTGACTTGGATCAGGCCAAAGCCATTATGCGCAATTGATTCCGCTGCTACGCCGACAATCTGGTTAGGGTCTGCCAATGCTAACGGTGTAGGCGCGGCTGTAATTACGCCAGAACCACCCACAGAGCCGGTGTGGTAGCACAATTGGCCCTTAGTGATGGCGCTGCTGGCCTTGACATATACAAACGACGATTCGCCCACGCGCTGAAGCACGTTTGGTGTCATCTGGATGCCAAGCGTTGTTCCACCATTCCAGTGCATCCGGCCAACCTTCACGGCTGGCGATGGTGTAGTGGTATTGAAGTCGATGTAATCGGTAGACACCGAGTTGTTGTTCTCGATGATTGGTGCTGTTGATAGTAGCTCAAGCGCCTGAGCCAATCGCGGAATGGCATCCAATGCCTGCTGCACTTTGGCATTGAGAACGGCATCCTTGACTGCGGTGTCCTGCACCAATGCACTGATCTGAGCCAGCGCCTCGTTTGCTGTAGCCGCTGCCGTATCCGCCTGATATTCAAAGTCCGTGCCTGTAATGACTTGCAACTCGTCCACGGTTGCAAACAGCATTTCAAACTGCCTGATCTGTTGCTGGTCGGTCAAGAATTGCGAGAGTTGATCTCGCGTTAGATTGAGCCTACGAGATTGCGGTGCGGTTGCCATTAGTATGCCAATGCCTCGATCTGTGCCTCAAGGCGTGCGAAGGAGATGTGCGCGTCGCTGTCGCCACGGAAGCGCTGGATGCGCCAGTTTCGCATGTGGCCTTGCTGAAACCACGCCAGGCGCTTATTGCTGCCTGTGGTGCCAACTGAGATGCTGCGGTCTTGGCTCCATGACTTTCCGTCCACACTGTAACTGGTGCTGATCTGTGGATTGGTTCCCAATGCCACGCTTCCAGTCAAGCTGACCAGTTCAAGCTCATTGAAAATTGCTCCGTTGCCTTCGTTGTAGGCGATTAGCGTGCCGAATTCCCAGCGGACTTGCTGGCCCCAATGGTGGCCGGTGTCTTGCACCAGGTAGCCGATTGCATTGCTCTGTGGGTCGCCCACCAGCCACTTGTCGTAGGCCCAGACCATGTTGCGTGCGCGGTACTGGCTGAAACCGACCACGGTGCTGGTGAGGGTAAACCAGACCTGATCGCCAAGCGCCTCGGATGCCGATGCGTCATAGACGATGGTGCGGTCTGGCAGATGCACGTAGAGGTGCTGGTGGTTTTTGTCGTTGCGTGCTTCGAGCTTGGTAGTGGCCAGCTGCGCCTCTGTGTAGGTCAGGAGCAGGTTGTCGATTTCCTGCGTGCTGAGTTTCTGCGTGGTGGCTGCTGCGCCGATGTAGATGCCTGGGGCTTCGTTGCGTCCACCGCCAAGGAATGCAATGCGCTCCAAGTAGACGCAGCAAGCCTGTGTGCCAATCACGCCTTTTTGAACTTGAGCGCCGTCGATGCGTGCGAATGGGAACAGCGCGCCGCCCACGTTGTCGAACACCTCAATGGTGTTTCTGTTCAGCGCATAGATTTCGTTGCGAAGTTTCAGCAGAGCCACAACTGGGTCTGGGTCTGCCTCTGAGCTTCCGTATTTCAATGGGTTTACGGCCAGTGGATTTGTCAGTTCAGTGACGACCAGATTGGCACCATCGGTGGTCATGAAGTAGCCATCCACCCACACCACGTCTAGCACGACGCCAAGATCTGGGTCGGTATTTTGCGTAAGTGTGCTGATGGCTGGGTTCCAAAAATACAAGCGACCACCGGATGCGATGGCCAGAAGATCAAAGCTGTAGTCCATTGTCACCAGTTCGGTGGTGGGGCCGCCTACATCGCCCAGCACTGTCACCGCGCCTGTGTTAGCCACTGACACCAATTTTGTGCCCATGACACGGTAGCAGATGCCATTCCAGTTGATGCCGCCACGGTCTGTGCCTGGGCCTGTGCCATTGGCTAGGATGCCGTCACCAGGGCGCAGAAAGCCGTTGCTGATGCCTGACTTCTTTGGCACTGGCACCATGTTGACCGGGTAGGCCGTGCGCAGCTCTGGAGTGGTGTCGGCATAGATGCCGTTGAGGATTGGGATTTGCATGGCTTACCACTTGACCTTGTTGGCCCAATACGCTGCGCTCAATTTGCCCTTGGCAATGTTGTCAGCGTGCCGAGCTTTAAATGATTCGCGCCGCGCTTGGCTGGCCTTGGACTCGCCCTCTTTTTTGGGAGAGCCGGACACGCCTTGCTGACCGAAACGAATGGTTTTCACTTCGTCACCATCCTTGGCCACGACAACGTGGCTTTTGGTGGGGTGCGATGGCGTGGCCTTGGGCTTGTTGTAGCCCGAGACCCCGGCACGGGCAAGGCGTGTGTCTTTGGTGGCCATGGCTTAGGCGACGCGATACCAGCTGTTGGTGGCCTGGTAGAAGCGCATGGTGAAGAAGGCATTGGCGGCCAGGGTAGTGGGTGCGCCGAAGGCTGCTGCTGCGCCGTTCAGGGCCAGCGTAAAGCTGGTGATGATCTGGGTGGTGGTGACCAGCACCTGTGTGCCATCTGGCACGCCAGTGTTCAATGGCAAAGTCACTGTGCCAGCGGCCAGAGTGCCAGCAGGCTGCAAGATCATCCACTGCTGCTCGCTGGTGGGCGTTGGCACTGTGATGTTGAATCCGGTGCCTGGCGTGTACAGGTTGGTGGCCACGGTGGGGGCTGCGAAGGTCTGCTGAAAGTATTGCAGCAGCTGTGTGATCGAGACCTTGCGTGCGTCGCCGTTGTTGGAGACGTAGACCGGGAGCAGATCACCGCCAGAAACCTGGCTGATGCCCGAGAGCTGGTTGATGGTTGGCATGTTGGTTCCTCAGTTAAATTCGATGGGGCCATCTTGACCGGCCAGGACTGGATCGACGGGCGGACGGATGAAGGGGTTGTCGTAGACGCGCCAGGGCTTGTTGCCTGCGCCTGCTGGCATGGTGCTGGGCAGTTGTTGCTGCACTGGCATGGCTGCGCGGGACAGGAGCGTGTTGTACGACTCTTTGGCTGTGGCCTTGGTGTCGGGCATGACCTGCTTGCCGTAGGACGGGCCGAGCTTGATCGCCAGGTTGGTGTAAATAGCCTCGTTGGAGCTGTCGGGCACGTTGGTTTGCTCGTCGAGATCGCTGTCCTGGGGGCTGGATGGCAGAGGGTAGCCGAGACGGATGCCGAGGGCGTTCCATGCGGCCATCATGGTGTCCAAGCGCCGGAGGGCAGATTGCATTTGCTCTGGCCCGAGGTCAAAGGCGTAGGAGGCCAGTCCGATCTCGTCGAAGGCCTGCTCTATAAATTGGCGCTTGGTCCATCCCATTGTCATTCTCCAGTTGGCGCGGACAGTCTGTCCTGGATCAATTGTCCCAGCTTTTTGTCCTTTGTGCGACCGTCGAAGCGGATGCCGAGTTCTGTTGCCTTGGCCTCCAGCTCTGCGCGGGTGGGGGCTGCGTCGTCTTCTGGGGCTGTGTCCACGACTTCCACGGCCTGGGCTTCTGCCTGGGCAGCTGCTGCGGCTTGCTCGGCAAGCAGGCGGTGGTTGATGCCGTCGATTGGCTTGGAGGGCTTACGAACCTTGACCGGCTTGCGGTTCTTGGCGTATTTGGGGGTGAGGATTTTTTCCTGCATCACTTGGCCTTTTTCTTCATTGGCTTGGCTGTCTTGGCGGCTGCTTTGAAGTCTGCGGATGTGGGTGCGCCTTTGGCGCCGGGTTTGCGCATCTTCTCTTTGCTGCCTGCTTCGATGCGAGCGCGTTTGGCGTTGATGTTGGCGTAAAGACCGGGCTTCATTTCATAGCCTTCTTGGGTGCTTTGCTGGGCTTGCCTGCTGCCTTGGCTGCTTTCTCAGCGGTGCTGAGTGCGATGGCCACGGCTTGCTTCATGGGCTTGCCTGCTTTCTTTTCCATCTTGATGTTCTTTCCGATGGATTTGCTTGAATAACCTTTGGTCAATGGCATGGGGTTCTCCTATTGCAAAAAGGGGGGCCGAAGCCCCCCAGTTTTTTGGCCAGATTACTGGTTGAACAACAAGATGCCGGACATCTCGGGGTTCTTGTTGACCACACCGAACAGGGTGTCCATGCGGTACTTGATGGTCATGCTGTCGATGTCGTAGAACTTCTGCAAGACCAACTCGATGCCCTGGTCGGTGGTGGCACGCATCACTGCGACGCCAGCATCGGAAGGCACTGCGTAACGGCCAGGCAAGATTTCCAGCGAATCACGCTGCCAGAACACGTTAACCGAAGCAGCGTTCACGTTCAGGAAGGTGATGGCAGAAGTGTTGGAAGGTGTTGCCACTTCCACGTTCTTGTACTGCAACTGAGCATCGGTGGCAACGCTTTGAGCGCCGATGATCGGGGGAGTGATCACCAAACTTGCGCCACCGGCTGGAACGCTCACGACACGGAAGGTCTTGAGCTGGCCTGTGGATTGCTTGGTGATGTGGTGCACAGCGAACACGCCATTGATGGTGAAGGCATCACCGGCTTTGACGTTGGTCGAAGAGCTGACGGTGACGGTTTGGAAGCGGTTGTCCACGTTGATCTGGCCGCCGACGGATGTCGATGTCGCCTGAGGAGCGTAGTTCGCTTGTGTGCCGGCACCGCTGGTGTCGATGGTGATCGAGCCGCCGCCAGCTGCTGCTGTTTGACGGTTTGCGTAGTCCATCTTGTAGGTGTCGAAGCCTGCGACCATGCCGACGTAGCTGCGCTCGTAGGCTTTGTCGGACTTCTGGTTGCCGAAGCTGCGAGCAGTGCCGACCAAGTTACCGGCCAAGCCGTTGTAGTCGCGGCTGGACAGAGCCATGAAACGGTCGTAGTCAGGCACGCCTTGCTCGTTCATGATGGCGTCGCACAGGGCCACGTCGTCATAGTCACCGGCAGCGGCTGCGATTGGCACAACCAACGAACCCAAGCCAGCGGCAGAGTTCATGATGGCGATGTTGATGTCGCTGGCCAGCTTTTGCTTGGCGGACTCGCCGAGGCGGCCTTCTTGCAAAGCGTCGCGCAGTTCGAGGGTAGTCATTTCCCAAGGCACGGTCTTGCTGAAGCCCAAAGTGGCGGGGACGGCCAGCTGTGTCATGCCCTGATAGCCAGGGATCGCAGTACCAGGGGTGCTGTTGATCGACTGAGCGATGTAGGGCTGGGGACGCCAGATAGTGTTATTGGCGCGTTCCATCATTGTCTGATCTGTGTTGTAGATGTTGACGTGACGGGACAAAACCAGCGCGTCCTGGAAACCTTCGAGGAGGTCTTCAAAGGCAACGCGCTCTTCTTTCGAGAAACTATTGGACATGGTATTTCCTTAAAAAATCATTTGGATGAAGCTGCTCGTTTCTGTGACTTGTACTGGATGACCTTGGTCATGTTGCCAGTACGAGCCGCTTCTTCTCGCAGCCGTTCGAGGGTTGAGTCCACCGCCCCAGAGACTCGGCCAGTTCCTGACACGATTCTTTCGGGCGGCGGGGCTGCCTTGCGGTTGGTAACTTTCAAGTCTTTCTCCAGTTTCGCTACCGCAAAGGCAAACTTTACGGGGTCTTTGATGGCGGCCAGCTCTTGTGCCTTCTTGGGGTTTTTTCCGAGTGCGTAGACGACGAGGGCGGGATTGTCCGCACCTTGCAGCATGACGCCTTGCTGGGTGACGTTGAACAGCTCCTGGGCCACGGCCTCGGCGTCTTCAAAGTCTTTGACTCGCAGCTCAGCTCTCGCTTTGCCGTAGCCATCCAGTTTGGCTTGCCAGGCTTTTTGCTGATTCATAACTTCAGCTTCTTGCTTGGCGTTGGCTTCGTCGGCTTTGCGCTTGCGCTCAAACCAAGTGGCCAGTGCTTCCTCGAATCTGTCGGCGTCGTAATCGTGATCTTCTAACTTGGGCTTTGCCCCCAGCACGACTGGCTTGGTCTCAGTCTGTGCGGTGGTTTGCAGCTTGGTTTGGAGTTCGCGGTTTTGGCGCTGGAGTTCTCGGTTCGTCTTGCGTAGCTCTCGGACCCATTCGGGTGCGTGTGCTGGTTCTTCGGGAGGCGGCGCTTCCTCACCAATGGAGACTACAACCTCGTCGGATTCTGCCTCGTCGTCTTGGGCTTGGGCCTGCTCACCGTCGGCTTGCGCCTCGGGCTGCTCGGTGGCCTCGTCCTCGATGACTGCGGTGTCGTCGTTCGTGGTGTCGTCGTCCTGTTCTGCCTGTGTGTTCATCGTTGACCCTGTGAAACTCACCCATTGAAACGGCTGGGTGGATACCGTATGTGTGCAATTGTCACCCAATTGTGGGCTGATTGACAACTGGCTGTGTTTGTTCCTGGACAAAGCCGCCGATTTGTTCCGCTAGGTTCAGTGCATGGTCTTGCGAATCCATGTCCACGTTGCTGAGGGTTTCGACGGTTTTGGCCCGGCTGAGTTCTGCGTCTGCGATGGTTTTGACGGTGGTGGCTCGGGCTTGGGCTGCTTTGGCTGTGGCCTCCTCGGCTGCGGCCTGCAAGTACATCGCGTTGGGGTCTTGCGGCTGGCCTTGCATCTCGGCCATGAGTTCCTGGGCTTCGTCGTCGGTTGGCTTGACCACGCCCATGCGCAAGAGCTTTTTGCGGAAGTAGGCATTGGCGTCGCTGATGCCCTCGCCCTCCATGTTCATCATGGCCATGGCGGTGATGACTTGCTGAGTCTCTGGATCTGCTGTGATCTGGAGCATCCCGGTCAGGGCGCGGACTGTGGCCTCGCGCTTGCTGGTGCTGGATGGGCCGACCTCGGCAACGACGTCAAAGGTTGCGGAGCTGAGGTCGTTTTGCATGACGACTTCGCCCGTTTCCTGGTCGATGCTTGGCTGCATGAGTTCAACCATACCGGCCTCGCCTGTGGGGGCGATGGTCTTCATTTTGCGCTTGTCTTCGATGTAGACCTCTTTGGCCATGGAGAGCCAGATCTCGCCGCAGCGCTTCATACCCTTGGCGAAGTTGCTCATGTAGATGAAGGCCTGCATGTCGACGCGGGTCTGGATCATCTCCACCGCTTTGCCTGACATGCCGCTGACCATCTTGTCGGCCCCGGCTGGGTTGCCCAAGATGTCTTGCATGTCGGTTTCGGTGATCTGCAAGAGCGCGGCCATGGCAGGAGGGATGTTGGGGGCACGGGTGTAAGCTATTGGGCCGCTGACAGTCTGGTTGCCGTTCTGGTCGGTGATCGGGTTGATGAGCAGATACGGGTAGTCCTTGAGGTTATCCTCGGACCACATGACCTGGTGGCCTGCGACCTGCTCAGGGGTCAGGATGGGTTTTTCTACCGATGACAGTGCGGAGATCTCGCCCAGCTTGGAGAGCTGCATGTTCTTGAGGCGCTGGGCGTCTTTGGCCAAGCGCACGTGACCCATGCAGCGCTCGATGTTGTCGACGAACCAGCGCTTGCCGTACACGACCACGATGGGGATGCACTTGCCTGCGATGTAGCCTGCATCTTCCAAGACCCTGCCGCCGGACATGATGTATTTGCGCACGCGCTTGCGCTTGACGCGCTTCTGGCGGATCTCGACCATGCCGATGGCTGCGAGGGTTTCTTCCAGGGTCTCGTCGTTGGCGAAGTCGGCCTGGGTGTAGCGCTCCTCTTCGCCTGCGATGTTCTGGAAGATGCGGATGGTCTCGGTCTTTTCCTCAACCTTGTAGTACTCGGCCACGTAGACCACATCGGGGGTGCACCAGTCGAACTCGTACTGGTGGATGATCTTGGGCCAGTCGGTTGGGTCGTCGCCCCAGGTGTCTTTGTAAGCCTGGCGGGTCATGCTGGTGACGACGTAGCAATACTTGGCGTCGGACTTGTCCTGGCGCTTGGCCCCGAGGTCGAAGAACACCGAGCTGTCAGCGTCGAAGATGGGTTCGATCCTGATGCGCTGGCGGTCGTCTTCGTCGTTCTCTTCGTCTTCGTAGACTGTGCGTAAACGCCATGCGCCGATGCCGCCGCCGACTGCTTCCTCGAAGGCGTTGTCGTAGGCCTCATCTGCGACGGATGCCTGCTCGTCTGCACGATACAGACCGTCGCAGACCTCGGCCAGCTTGTCGTTTTCCTGGCCGTCCTTGGACACGTAGTCCACCGTGATGCGGTTATTGCGGTACTCGTTGATGATGCGAATCACCGAGAGCATGATCTTGTTGACCTCGAACTTGGGCTTGTTCTCGTACAAGTCCCAGAGTGGGCCTTCCCACTGGCTGCCTGCCAGGGAGTAGAAGCGCCGATCTTGGAGGCATTGCAAGCGCTCGTCGCGGAGGGCTGTCTGTACGTCGTCAAACTGCGCCAGGGCTTCTGCGTGAAGGTTGGCGAGGCGTTGGTCGTTGCTCATTCGGGCCATGGGGATTTCCTCAATTTGTGCGATTGTCGGGGTTTGACTTGCAATAGTCAAAGTGGTAGCGCTTCATGTTGGTTGCGCCACCTGTTTTTTGGCAGTGAATGCACGTCAATTTGGACATTGTGTGTTTTGCTCCACGATGCGCCAAGCCGATCTTTCTCTTGTGTTCTTCACTGAGTTTCTTGCCTTGTCTTGAGGCTGACAACGCCGCCTTGTGCTGGTCAGACAC